GGCATCACAACATATAGACATTGTTTTAATATCTGCTGTATTTTTAACATTGTTTATGTGTATTTCTTCTTTACTCATAATTAGTTATATTTAATACTTTTATATACCCAATAAAATGATTATTCTTGTATACTTATCTTTGATGTGTATAAGTGCTTGTATACTCTTTTATGTTGTTATCTTTTTAAATAGATTTATTATTAAAAATCAATCCCTTCAATTCCAATACTTTCATCTAACAACTCGGCTGATTGTTGACCCATTGAACAAAATTGACAAGGTCTATATTCATCTTCTTCAAATCTTCCTTCTTCTTCGCATGTACATCTAAGATTATTTTCCCTTATACCTCTTAATAAAGAATCAGAATATTCACGCATTTCTCTTAAGTATTTATCTCTTTTGTCAGGATTTTCTAATCTTTGTTTTTTTATTTCCTCTTTCTTCATATCTTTTATAATTCTATATCACTTTCTACTTCGTTGCCCCAGACATCCCAACCTTTTGTTTTTTGTCTGGCGAATAATTCTATTCTTGGTAAATCTCCCATCAATTCCACAATTTTATTTCTAACTTCGTCTGGTTTTTTAGAATGCTCTTCTCTCGGACTTTCTATTAAAGCTCTTACATTTTTCTTTTTAACTAACTTATGAATATCTTTTCCTTTTGTCGCCAATAGACACAATTCTATTCCACTTTTCATTGTATATGCTCCCATAAAACAACACTTTTTATTCCAAGCAAATCCTATTGTTTTGTATTTAAACCCCCAGCTTTTAATTACTTTTAAACATCTTTCTAAATGATAATCAGTAGTCCAAATAAATAATATACAATTATCATCTGTTATTTCTTTTACAGGCAAATCCATTATTTCCTTTGAACTCATCACTTTATAAGGTGGTCTTCTCATTCCTTTTATTGTGGTACAATCTGGTTTTGCTGTACTATCGTTATAATAACTCCAAGGAGGGTCAGCGTATATTATCTGGTATTTTTTCATATTTTTTAACAAGATTATATACTATTTGCGGATGAGTAAATCCAAGTTCTTTTTGTATTTCTCTATAAGTATATCCTTTTTTTCTCATTTCAAATGCTTTTTTTTGGATTTTAATTGACTGGTCGTTTTTTACTCGCCTACTAACATAACCAATTCCTTTACAATGTTTACATTCTATTTTTAGTATTTTCATACACCATACTTAGTTAGTTAAATATGTATTTTTTAAAAATATGTCCTGGCATTTTCATTTTCATAATATCTTTTGTTTGTAAAATATATTGACGATATTCTTCCCATGCCTTTCCAAACCACTTTTCTTTTCCATGTTCAGGAATAATTTTGTCATCTAATAATTCACAAACCATTGATGGTAGCTTATCGTAAAAATCTTTTTCAATTTCTTCTATTATATCTTCTTTCTTCATATCTCTTTATTACTTATATTTCTTTTTAATAGATGATTTTAGGTCCTGCTTTTCTAAAAAATCATCAACATCATATTCAGCTTCTATATATCCTCCAACAAATCTATCTAATTTTCCATGTTGTTTAATCCATTTCGTTTTTCTGATTTTAAATAAATGTTTCCCCATCTTTTCGTTCATTTTCCTTATCATCTCTATTATCTCATTTGCTGTTTCTTCCTTTGATTGCTGGATTTTTTCCTTTAATTCTTTCTTCCAAGTTTTATGGTTTATTGCTAATAGTTCATTACAAATGTTCTTTTCTTTTTTTATTGCTTGCTGGATTAACTCCTCTAAATCATCTATAACAAACTTAAACTCATTGATGTTAATATCTGGGTATTGTTTGAATATGTTTTCTATTTGTTTATTCATTATTACTCAATTATTTCACCTTCTACAATTTGATTATCGCTTAATCTTATTTTTACTTTCTTGCCTGCTTTTGGTTCATCTGGTAATCCTGTTTCTTTAAGTATTCCATATTCTATATTTCCTTTTATTAATTTTCCACAAGTTATTGTTTTTTCTTCGTCTGTTGCTTTACCCCAAGTTTTTATTCCAGCATAAGCGTTTAATCCAAATGATAGAGTTGTTTTACAAATAATGTATAATCCTGCTGATATTCCATCTCCAGCTTCAATAGAGTCTCCAGCTTTAATAGAGTCTCCAGCTTCAATAGAGTCTCCAGCTTTAATAGAGTTTCCAGCTTTAATAGAGTTTCCAGCTTTAATAGAGTTTCCAGCTTCAATAAAGTATCCAGCTTCAATAGAACCTCCAGCTTTAATAAAGTTTCCAGCTTTAATAGAACCTCCAGCTTCAATAAAGTATCCAGCTTTAATAGAGTATCCAGCTTGACTCCAAATACATCCATCTACCTTTAATCTACCTTCAATATCTATATCACATTCTAATTCAAGATTACCTTCTATGTGATAGCCGTAATCATCTTTAAACTTTTCTAAGTCTTTTTGTTTTTTGATTGTTATAGTTTTCATGATTAGTTATTATTACTTATTAAGTAGTTCTTTTATTTTTGTTGCCATTTCTCTTGCTTCCTGTTTAGTTTTAAAATAATTACCAAACTCTATTATACTCATATCATCTGTACTTCTTTCATTGTAATTCCTCCAATATACATCTCCATCAAAAGAAACAATATAATACTCTTCTCCTTCTTCTGGCTTCCATTTCTTTGGTTTGTCGGCTGGTTCTATTAGTTCTTTTACTTTATTAACTTTTTCTTTCACATCTTTTGCTATACTAATTATTTCTTGTTCAAATTGTTTTCCTGATAAATCTATTTCTTCCTTGCTTTTAAGATAGTCTATTAGTTTGTTTATAACCATAATTATTTCTGCTGACTCAATTTTTCCTTCTACTATTTTCTCTGGTAGTAATTTCATATTTATTTATTTTAGTGTGTTTTTTACAAACCCCCTCCGAGTCGCCCATAACTCACATGTATACATGTTCACGAGAAAGGAACGACTCAGATAAAGGATTTTAGTATTGATCTGGAACAGGAAGTATTATACCCATCTTTCCAGCCTCTCTTTCTATTTTATCAAGATACAAACCAAACTGGATTTTATTTAATACTGTGGTTGATCTAACTACTGGTAATCTTTGAGAATGATCTGTTAAAAACATTGATCTGAAAGTTGTATGTAATTCATCAGGAGTGAATCCAGTATCATTTGATATTATACTTAACCACATCCAATAAAGAGCGTTTTGCTGTAAACTTCTAATGGCCCTAACTTTCTTTATCTCTATCTGAACTTTACCTTTCTTTAATGACTTGAGATATTCCTCTATTCTTTTTAATACTTTAGTAGTATCTTCTAATTCAGAAAAAAACATCATATTACATTGGTATATCTTCTACGCCAATATCTGTTTCTGAAGAATTAGTTGGTTCTTCAACTACAGGTAGAGACGCTCCAGTATATTCATCTTTTTTCTCTTTTGACTCAGAAACATAGATAATAAAATGAGGATGTGTTTCCTTCTCTTTTTTCTTATTAGGAAATACTACAATCTGAAACTCTCCTCTCATATCTTCTAAAACTCCTGAAAAGTATTGTCCTACATTTTCTCCTTTTTTAAGCCATAAACAACCAATTTTTTTATTCATATTATTTTAATTTATTAATTTCTAATGCTACTTTTTTGACCTTTCCAGAAAATAAAATTATATCTGATAATCTTATTTTCCTTTTAAAGTTTTGAAACTTACCTGTTAAATATAATCTTTTATACTCATCTTTTTTTGTTTCAACCCAATGAACATTTATCTTTGGCACTATTCCATACTTTAGCCATACCAATAAAGCATAAAATAATAATTGATCATGTTTGTCTACTTTTCTTTGATCCCACTTCAATCCTGTTTTATATTCTCCAATCGGTTTTGATTTTCCGTTCCAACCATCTAAATATCCTAATAATGGAATACCATGTAATTTAGTTTCAATTTTAAACTCTTTCTTTTTATAAGTAGGCAATATCTCTTTCATCATTCTAATATCTTCTCTATCGCTTTTATCTTCTTCTAAAGCTTTAGCAAACTTTTTACCAAAACTTAGATATTCAGATTGTGGTCTTTCTTCCCCATCAATATATATTCTTTTGTATTGCTTAGGGCTACCAACAAAAGTGCTATATTGAGTCCAAGAAATATATCCACGAGGCAGTTTAAGTTTTTGAAAGTTCATCAATCCTTTTGATAATTACTTCTAATATCTCTTTCTTTTCTTTGATACTATACTTTTTACTTTTTTCCATTTTTTCTTTTGCATCTTGTAAATTCATAATATCTTCTTCTTTGCTAAATGCTTTCTTTATCTTTTCAATCATATCCTGTTTGATTTCTTTTTTAGGAGTCTTATTATCAAGATCATCTTTGTTATCTGCGATATTAAAGGTGTTCATAAACATATATCTTTTACAATATGTTTGAGTAGCTCCAGCATTTTGACCACTCCCAGCCCCCTTGACTTCTGTCAAAGGAATATCAAATCTATACAATACATGATCATCAGAATTACAATCCTCTAATTTTAATGTTCCTTTATAATTATAAGTTTCTCCAATAAACTCCATATTAAATATCGCTATAAGATTATACTTCTCTAATAAAGGAGTGATAGCTCTCATGATATCATCTGGTTTAAAATAATCATACTTAGCCCATTCGTTTCTACCTTGTTTTTTTAATCTTAATTCGTTAGATATTTTTATGATCCTTAATTTTACTGATTGTTTTTCCATGTTTAAGATACTATTATGGTTTTTTCTATAACCTTTATTCCTTCAATATCTTTTCCATCTAATGCGTCTTTCCTAATAAATACCATATCAGGAACAAGATATTTTCTTGGAATCTTATTTATATCTGTAATTTCTACTTCTTTAATCACTCTTTTTTTAATGTTATCTGTTTTGCTTTCAACTTTTTCAAGAGTTTTAGTAGCTTGATCAAGATTTATATCTCCTTCATTTATTTTCTTTTCAACTTCTTCCTTTTTCTTTTCTGCTTCTGCTTCTAAAACATTAAGATATTCAGATATTTTTCCTTTAACAACAATTTCAGCATTACTAATCTTATCCTCTACGGGCCTGAATAAATCTCTGATATTCTTTAGTGCATCAGTCATAGGCTTAGTAATCCTTTCTTTTCTTACTTTTAATGATTTCTTGTAATCCTTAATTCCAGTTAAAAATACTTTTGCTTGATCTAATTTTGGCTTTGATGTTATTTTAGTATAATCGGCATTAACTAAGATTTGTAATGCCTTTGATTCTTCTTCTTTTATTTGATCTTTTGAAATTTCCATTTTTTTTAATTTACTAACTCTCCTTTTACTCCTTCCTCTAAAGAATCTATTTGAGCTTGATATCCTATTCTTCCGTAGTATTCTGCTTCTCTTATTGCCCTCTCGCTTTCTTCCTCTGTTAGTTTGCCCTCTCTAATCCATTTTCTGTGTATAGAGGGTTGTCTTTGTAATTTGTCTTTCATGTTATTTATCAAAGAAGATATCATATTTTTCACATTGATCTTTCTGCCAACTTTCCGTATAAAATCCTTCGTACATTCCTTGATATTCTAACCATTTTTTACATTCTGTTCTTTCCGATTCTACTACACTGATAAATATCATAAAAGCTATAAAACTTATCCCTAAAATTATCGCTAATATCTCTTTCATAGATTTATATTGATTAAGATTTGTTATTTTCTACGACCTTTTTAATTCCTGGATTACTCTTTTCAATCCGTTCAAAATATCTCTTTTTAATTTTAGTAACCATAGCAGGGGAGATGTTAAACTCCCTTGCTATGTCAATCTGATATTCACCTTTATTTATCTTTTGAATTATTGTATTGTTTCTTTCCTTTTTTTCTCTTCTCATAATAGTTTATTAACTTCTATTTTTAGATTAACAAATCATTAACCCCCTGTCAAGTGGAAAACTTTTTTGATCTGTTATCTTGTAGGGTTATCTTCATAATAATGGTTTAGGTGTCGCCTTTAATCTTGCTTCTGCTATTTTTACATACTCCTCTTCTTTTTCTATTCCTATAAAGGGTCTTCCTATTCTTTTTGCCGCAATTAAAGTTGTTCCACTTCCAGCAAATGGGTCAAGCACTATCCCTCCTGTTGGAGTTTTAGTTAGTAAGCATAGGTATTCCATTAGTTTTATGGGTTTTACCGTTGGGTGATTGTTTTTATTATAGATATTTCTTTCATTTCCTGAACCTGTTTTAAAATTAGATTTTTCTCCACCTATTTTATCAAGTTCGGTCATCACCTTCTCCTCCAACCCCTCACAACCCATATTCCTTTCTGCTTTACTTGCTTTTGCTACATAAAAGAAACGAGATGCTCCTCCCTTGTCGCCATAATTTAATTCAGGAGGATAACGACTTTCTTTTAACCATTGATTTTTCATTTTAGGAAATTCGCTTCTATTTTTTCCACTACTCAACTCCCCACTCTGTTCATCTAACATTTTTGCTGCTTCTTCATCTAATATGATGTTTGCTGGGAAACGACCACCTGTTTTTACATTTTCAACCATTGTATTTTTCTTACCCAATTCACCCTGACAAAAAACTCTATCCCCAGTTTCTGTTTTACATCCTTTTTCAACTCTTAATTTAGGATTAGAAGCAACTGTTCCACCTTTTTCATACTCTATCCTCCCCCCATCTATATTCAATCCTGATACTCCGTGTTTAAGGGCATTCTGGGCATAGCTTCCTTCGTTAGGTTTCATTGCTACTATTATTGGCTCATAAGCAGGTTTTAATCCGTGACTCTTATGTGAACCCCATTCTCGTACTTCTTGTGGAGTGTGTTGTTCGCAAAAAGCACAAGGTTTTCTATCTGATTGTTGCTTGGATTGTGGTCTATGTGATGAACAACTTCTATCCTTTGGAGTATCCTGCCAAGTTTCTGTGCCATAACCAAACGGTGTTCCATTACATATCCATCTTTCCTTGCCATCTTCAACCACTTTTTCGGACATCTGACATACTTTACACCTTGATAATTCCCTTTTGGTCGTTTGTATATCAATCCTCCCTTCCAAGCTGGATTGTTCTTTCCCTTCGGAAATCTGTGTTTGTTTGGATAATCTCCTTTGAGTGGGTATGCTCTGTTCCGACAAGCTGTGCTGCAAAACTTCCCCTTGTTTATCTTTAGAGTTGATGGTCTGCGATAAATTGGTTTCTGACACAAGTCGCAAGTTGTATTTGGTTTTCTGTTCGGCTTCTTCATACGCTTCCATATTACCACACTTACATTGTTTAATCAAGTTCTTTTTAATGTCTGTTGCTTTTGGAAATCCTGTGGAATACAACCACATAATACAATCTTTTAATATCCAACCTGCGTCTTCAATATTTACAGCCATTCTGTGTTGTGTTCTTGTTCCCGCAAAACAGAGTAATGTTGCTCCTGGTTTTGCTACTCTTAACATCTCTTTCCATGTTTCTACACTTGGGACATCATAATCCCATTTCTTGCCCATAAACTCTAATCCATAAGGAGGATCGCAAAGAATAGTATCTATACAATTATCTGGAAATGTTCTCATAACTTCCACACAATCACCATTATAAATCTTATTTACTTCCATAAATTTTCAAAAGTTAGAGATTTTAATTTTTCTTCATTTAGGTGCATAGTGCTTCTTACTTGTTTATTTGATATATATCCAACAATTTTTTTATCAAGAGCAACTAATGCCATAAAATCAAAAAATGTTTCTAAACTTATTTCTTTTTCCATAATATATATTTTAATTAGTTATTTATGGGCAGGAGAGGATTTGCACCCCCCTTGTATTGCCTAAGCACTTACAACATTGGCTGAATTATCTATCCGTCATTCAATTCATTTAACTTGAGATAGCTAAACAGACATGAGCCCTTGACGACATTCAAGCACCTTTGCCTGCCCATGTATTATTTTCCTTTAATGGCTATGTATAGTTTGATTGTTGCTTCCAAAGCTGATTTGCCTTTAAACTCTTTTATATCACCACCCTCTCCACCAGTTGCTAACCAAATATCTGGATATTGATACCAAGATAAAGTTTCAAACTCCTTTCCTAATTCATCTAATACTTCTTCTAAAGAAGGTATTATTGTGGCATTTTTTAATTCTTGAGGATAGCCTGCTTCTTTAAGAGCCTTACATAATTTGTATGATGGTTTTTTCATGTTCTTTTAGTTAGTTTATAATTCATAATTTTATTTGCCGACACCTTAACATAGGTTAAGTTTTTTAATTAATCTTTTAAGACATTTACTATATTTTTTGGTGTCGCCATTAAAGTTATTCAAGTTAGTAAAACAGGGTTTAATTTTAATCTCTATATCAGTTGATAAATTAAAAGTATCTATTTCAGGATAAATCAAACGATTATTCTCGGCAACTACGAAATTGTATAAAATCCTTTTTTCTAATTTAGTTAACATAGGTTAATTAGATTCCCCAAATAATTAATATATGTTTTTAATTCTTTATTTGTTTTTTTATTAAAAACCCTTCCAGTATCAGTAATCTCGTATTTCTCAATAGCTTTTTTAAGTATATCTTCTTGTTTCATAGTTATTTAGTTAGTTAATATCTTCAAAAGGAAATGGATATAGTCTTTTAGATCGCCTATAACTATCTATCTGACGCAAATCTTCATCTGAACAAAATTCACACCTTTGAGGAATATCATTTCCTGCTACTAAATAGCCGACCTTAATTTTGTTATCTTGCTTTCCTAAAAAACAATAATTACCATTGTAAGAATAATGTCTATTCCATGATAATTTATCAATATACTGAATAATCCATTGATAAGTCATTATTAAAGGTTTTACCTTACCTTCTTTAAAATCTCTAACTCCCTGTTGAAAGCGTTTTGATTTACTAAGTTTTTTATATGACTCTGTATTAATTTTTGTTAGCATAATCTTTGGCATAATCAGGTATTCGAACTTCCTCTTCATAATCTTCATCTATATATTTGTGGACTGTTTCTAAAGTCCACTTTTTAAGATCAGATTCATTTTGGAGATAATCCATTACAGAAGAAATCTTATCATCTGAATAGCCAGTTAAGTTTTTAGATGGTCTAAGCTCTCGACGAAGCCCGGCCTGATACTGTTTTTTATTCACGAAACTAAATTCTTTATAAATCCAATAAAGAGCGATGATCTGAATATGGCGTTGTTTATCGCTCTTCATCGTTTCTAACTTCTTTTTAAAAGAAAATATCTCGTCGTCAGCTTTGCTGACAATAGTATTCTTTTCATTCTTTACATTCTTTACATTCTTGTTTGTTTCAGTTTGTTTATAGTTTGTTTTCAGTTTGGTTTCAATATTGGTTTCAGTATTGGTTTCAGTTATTTTATCATTTCCTTGATATTTGTCCCAATTTAAGATAGAAATTATAGTATATTTGTTTTCAGTTTTGTATTCAATTTGGTTTTCAGCTTTTAGGACTTTTAAGAAAGTATTTACAGATCCTACTGCCCATCTCCATTTTTTAGAAAGTCCAAGTTGCGAAGTTAATAATTGTCCTTTTTTAATATCTATAACTTGTAGTTCAATCATTACTTTATTATCTTTATGATTAGCTAATAAAAGAATATCTAGCCACGCTTCTAACTTACTAAACCTTCTCTTTTTTTTCCAAAGAAAATTATCTTTTATCTTTCTATGAAGTTTTATGTATCCTTGATTTGACATTTTTTCATAGCAAATGAAACGCCCCCATTTCCGATGAAGGGCGTGGGGGCATAATTTAAGATCCTAAATTATAAATTGAAATCCCTCCATCGGTATCTTCATTCTATAACACCCGTCTAACCCTGTCAAGTGGATAAAAAAAGCCCCCAGGTTAATAAGGGCTTTCTTTTTTATTCTTCAGGAGTTTCCTCTCCTTTCTCTTCAGTTTCCTCGCTTTTGTCTGTCTCTTCTTGCGCTTCTTCTTCATTGGATTCTTCAGAAGATTCTTCTTCAGCTGGAGTTTCTAATCCACCAGCTTCAGGAGTTTCTTCTTCTTGGTTTACAATATTAAGCATAGTAATTATTATTTAATTTTTTGATAAACGACCATTTATTCTCTTTTGTCTTTGAAATTTATCCTTTGGCTAACGCGAAACTGAATTGCCAAAAATGACAACAAAGCATCAAGGAAAAGAAGAACTTGTGGATGTAGATATTCTCTAATTCCTCCTACTCCATTGATAACAAAAAGAATTATAACCATCCATACAGTTCTACTTTTAAGAGCTTGTAATACCTTCTTCATGTTTTTACTCCAAATCGTTTAGAAAGCAATTTAGAGCGACTAAAATTAATTATGTTTACTAACTTCGGCCTTTACTTATATTCTTTTTTAAAATACCATTATTTTGACCAACAGGATTTTGATGGCGACCACCAATGTAATTTCCCATTCTTTACTGCTTCACAAAACTTCTTGGTAGCACACTCTGGATTAAAAGCACATTGATCTGAAATCTCTGGATGCCAATAATCATTCCACATATAAAGTCCACGATCTACACTCCACGAAGGAGTATTGCCTTTCTTGTTAGTTGCTCTTGGATTAAACCCACTTTCACATTGAGCGACTTGTAATGCTAACAATGGATCAACTCCATATTCTTCAGCAATCTTTGTTATAAGTTCTTGAATCTGTAATTTTTCTATTTGAGTTTGTATTCCTAATATCTGACGAAGAAAATCTAAAGCTATTTGTAAAAGATTAATTTCTTTTTTTAATTCTTTTCTTCTTTCCTCTATTTTTAATTGTTCTTCTGTTTTTTGTTTTTTCATGGTTTTGTATTACCTAATAAATAGATGAGAGGATAGGACAAATTGCTTTTATCCCGTAGGACAGCGTGTCTGGTTAAGACATGACTACCCTCTCATCTTTAAGGGACTTCTGTGTCCCACATGTGGAGCTTCTGCGACTCCTCATTTGTCCTTGAAAGAAACAGAAACAGACACTTTCTTACCTAACACGAAGTCAGGTAAAAGTATAACCTTCAGTTGTCCGATTAGCTTAATCAAGCCGTCCAGACAAGTAATAGTAAAGTTTCTATGCTCTACTATTATTTGAAGGTTCTTTCCTCTTTCTGTTGCTTTTTCCAAGAACTTCTTGAATTTCACTGCCTCCCATCGGAGGTCTTCAGAACTTCTCACTTCGGTCTTGTACATGATTTCCTCCTGTCGGAACGGTAAATCGTTCCTTAATGTGTCTGTGTCTGTCTTTTCGTGGAAGCCGTCTATTAGAAAGCCGTAGGTATTCACATTTGCGTCTTGCAAAGCAATAGTGAATTACTTTGTTAGCAGGAAGAACTTTGTCCTTCCGAACACAAAACCCGACAATCATCTGAAGCTCCTTTCTAAAAGAACTAACGATTTATAAACTTTGAACCAAGTTTCTCGTATATGTCTGCGAAGACTTCATTAAGTTGTTGATTATTCTTAACAGTTTCTTCTTCGTGTTTTTGTGTCCATTTAATTAAAGTATCTAACTTTTGGTTTTGTAAAACTACTTCTTGTTTTACCTGACTCATTGGAATATAAATAGCTAAAACAGCACTTATTACTATTCCTATAAGCCATATCTCTCTTTTAAGAAAAGTCCAGATTGTATTGTTGTTTTCTATTGACATTGATTTTTGATATTGTATAATTAAATAATATGATATTATCTATTATAATTACATTAATAGTTATTTGGATTATAGCTTGGTTTGTAAACAATGGTTGGCTCGTCTAACATTATCTTAATACCTCGTTTATAACATCTTCTACGGCTTTCTTGATAACTGTCTTTGTTTTACCAGTTAAACCACCTATTGCTTCTGATATTGCTCCTTTAACACCAGTTGCCTTTTCAACTCCTAAAGCAATTTGTCCTTGAAATGTAGTTTTTCCTGTAATATTATAATATCTATCAAGTACATTTAAGAAATCTTGTAGACCCTCAACACTTAATTTGGATTTACCAGCTACCCTTGTAGCTTGATCCATATTTCTTAATATCTGTCTTATTTTTGGATTTGAAGGTGCATTACTTGTTAATCTTCTGGCTAAATTACCTGCTGTCATATTAAGTATATCTTCATCTGCGCCCGGTATTGCTCTCATAATCCTTCTCATATCATTTAATGGTTGAATAACTTTTCTAAAATCATTACTCAATGTTTTATATAGAGAATTTTTACCTTCTAACAAATTTGACAATCCTCTTCTTATGGCATTAAATGCTTGATCCTGAGTATCTGTTAAAGCAACTAATCCTTTCTTTTTTCCTCCAAGTATTTCAAACAACTCTTGTCTTAAGAGATGTTTTTGTTTTCCAGTTCCAGCTTTAACAGCATCAGTAAACATTTTTTGTATTATTCTTCTATCACTTGCTGTTCCAGCAGTTGTTAATACGGTATCTGTAAAGTCCAATATCCCTTTATTATTTACTTTTAATCCATTTAGTCCGGGAACTTTATTTAATGATTCAAAAACTCCAGCAAATAATTCATTACTTTTAAAACTACCAAGATTATTAGCAACTTCACCTAATTTCTTTCCAATAGATAATCTTGCTGATTCTAATTCTTTTAATCTCTTTACTATTGGTTCTCCAACTACTTCAATAGGATTAGTTTTTGTGACACCTTTATCAAAATCTTTAACAGTTTTAAATAATTTACTTAATACTCCTTTTTGATCTTTTGGAATTTGTTGTAAAAACTTAACATCATTTATATCTACTCCATTTTGTACAGCAATACGAGATGTTTTAGTTGGAAGTTCCTTTATTGCCTGTAATACAGCTTTATTCTCTGCAACATTAGTAGTAATTCTACCGGGTATTCTTTTTACACCTTCTAATGTTGTTTCAGCTATATCTTTAACGCCAGTAGCAATACCTTCTATCGGTTTTATTGCCCCTTTAGCCAATTCCTCTGTGGTTTTTAGAGCCTTAGTACCAGTCCTAACAGCCGTTCCTACGCCTTTTTTAATAGCTTTACCAGCTAAACCAGCTCCACCTAATTCTAATCCTAAAGAAGCTACTCCTAATGAAGCATCTATATCTCTTCTTGTTTTTTCATCTAAAGTATTATATTTAGATATTATATTTTTTACTATATCTGATTCAACAACAGGAGTAATAACAGATTCAATGCCACCTTTTATAGCAGTTTCTGCTTTTTGAGGTAAAACAGCTTTAACTACTCCTTTAAATACATTACCAATAATATCAGCAAATGCTCCTAATTCTTGTCCTGCTACTTGAGCAGTAGTTCTTAAAAAGCCTTGTTCACCCTTTCTTCTGGCTTCTAAAGATTCTACAATTTTATCAGATCTACTTTTTATTGTTTTTCCTATATCAGTACCGATCTGAGCTATATCAGCACCAGTTTCTTTTAAAAAACCTTGATCTTCTTGAAGTGATTGATCTCTTCCAGCAAGAGTAATACCTGATCTAAGATTTATTATAGCTTGTCTAACTTCTTCTTTAGACTTGCCATTTTCTAATCCAAATTTAATTATTGCTTGTTCTTTTGTATTAAACATATTATTGAAAAAATATTGATAAATCTTCTGAATCTTGTCCAATAAAGATTTCATCCAGAACCGACTGTTCCTCTGGACTTATTAAAGTTCCTCGTGATAAAGCTAAAGCTCTACGAGTTTCTTGCTGTATAAATCTTAATTCATTTTTAAATGCTTCTTCATTTATATTCCATACACCAATACCTTCTCCTTTTCTATTTTTAATTTCCCAATCAGCTATTTGTGAAGCAGAAGCAGCTAATATTTCTAATTCAGAATCAGACAATGCGCCGAATGTTGCTCCTCTTGATTTAGCTTCAATAAGATTATCAAGAGTTAAACCTGATATTAATTTGTGTACTCCACCAGCAAAGTTTTGTGCTTCACCAGTAATTTCATCTTGACTTAAAGGACCATATAATCTTGAAAATATATTTGGACCGACTCTTGAACTCAAAGCAGAAGATTCTAATATCTCATCAGCTAAATCTATTTTGTTTTCCATGATAGGAATACTTGCCTGTGCCTCTTTTATTCCAGCTGCTGTTTCTTTTTTTTCTTGAGCAGTTGGTTCACCCAACAAACTGATTTGTTTTCGTTTAAGTAAAATATCTAAATCCTTTGCTTCTAATTCTTTTTGTTTCAAAAGATTATTAAAACCAAGTTGCTGTTTGGCGACTTCCATACCTTGTTGTAATATAGTTGCTGGTATTCCAACTTGCTCTGCTAATGAAGTAAGTTTTAATTGATCTTCAATAGACAAAGAATCAAAATCAATCCCAGCAAATTGAGTAAGAATAGTATTTAAAGATTCACGAGCTTCTGCTCTTAATTGACTTGCGTTATTAATAAAGTCTTGTCTATCTTGTCTAATAAGAGCTTCAATTTTAAATAAGTTTTCTCCAGTTGTTAATCTTTCATTTTGAGCTAATCCTAATCTTGCCAATAAGTTAGCTTCTTTAGCAGCAAATCTTCTTTCTTCAAATCCTTGCTGTTTAAATCTAAATGCTTGTTCTCCACCAATAGCTCCAGCAGATATTGGTTCTCTGGCCACTTTAGTTAATCCTTCCTCAAAAGCAATCTGTCTTAATGTATTTCTTTCTCTTAAATCAGCGAGTTCTCCAGCGATACCCTTTTCTTCTTCAGTAGGTTTAAATGTTCCGAGTATCTGTCTTCTTAATTCTTGTTGAGTTCTTAATAAACTATCTAAATCTCCTTCTGTAACAGGAGATGTAAAAGCATTTGTTAAATCTTCAGTAGTGAATTCTCCAGTAACTTCTCCTAAGCTAAAAGGTTTTTCTTGAACACCAGCTTCCTCAACATTAGTTTTAACATCAGAAGTAGCAATAGTTGGTTGATCAGCAACAGGACCGAATGATTCAGGTTTTAAAACAGGTAATGTTGGTTGAGTTGGAACATCAGATACATTAGAAGAAAATTGCTCGGTAGGAGAAACATTTCTTTTTTCTAATAAACCTTTTGATCTATCTAATACTGACGCATTAGATTGTTGATTTGTTTGGTTTAATTTATTTTTAAACCTATCAAATGATCCGAAGCTAAATTTTGTTTTGTTATCGTCTGCCATGATTATAATGTATTATCTATATATGATTCAGACCTAATTTGAATTTCTTCAATTTCAGGACTTGAACCAGTTCCAAATAATACTATTTTAAATTGTATCCAAATTGATCTTGTATCTAAAAGAAAATCTTGAAAAGTTAAATTTTGATCATCAATAGTTCCAACTACTGTCCAATTAGATGCTCTTACAGATATAGTACCAGAAGCTCCTGCTATAGTTTCATTAATAACAATAGTATATGTTCCTCCGTCTTCAGTTATTGATGTTATATTAGCAGATAATCCTGATCCTTTTCCAGATATAATTTCAATTTCATCTCCTGCTGATACTTCAGACCAATCTTCTGTGCTTGTAAAAGTATCTGTATCAGTCCAAACACATTCAACAGGTTCATCTAAATCTCCCATACTTTTCTTTTCAGTTCGTTTTTTAATAATTATTTTATCTGTTGCGTTTGCTAACTTTTTAAACTTTAAATATATTTTTTGCCATGCTTCTTTAATTCCAGAATTAGGAATTTGAGGAGTAATAAAATATCCTATATTAGCTATATCATCATCTACATTAATAATTTCAATCGCATGAAATAATGTTTCTGCTAATTTATTTTCATATAATATAGCTCCTATTAATAACTTTCCTTTTGATTTATTTATAACCTTTAATGCGCCAACACTATCTATTCCCGGTGAACCATAATCTAATATTCCTGCTCCGTTATCTTTTGTTAATGAATACTTATGATATAATCCGTTTTCTTTTGAAAAAGCCCATACCCCTGACAATTGATTTTCTATCAGATTAGTTAAATTATCTGTATATTGAGCATTCAATAATATCAATATTTCACTATCAGACACAACCATTCCATTTCTTTGCACAGCAGGAACTACTCCAAGCTCTTTATTTCTTTCTGAAAAAACTGGAAAAATACCAATAGGAGAAAATCCAGATCCATCAAATACAAGCAATTCTCCAGCTTTATTAACTGTATATGGTATTCCATCTTTAATTACTCCAGCATAACACTCTTTTCCAATAATATCATAACCAGCATTAAAGTTTTCAGAAAAACCATCCCAAAGGAAAACTTTTGCATTACCACTCCTTATATTTTTACAACCTATCCAAACATTATCGCCAGATTCTCTAATCCATACTACTTGATAATCTTTAGTAAATGTGAGCCGACTATTACTAACATTATCACTTGAATCTACGGTATGAACCATATTAGCATCTCCTATCAAAAGCTTATTTTGAAAAATACGCAAAGGATGATCAACATTATTAGTTAATGTTTCCTCTCCCAATGTTACAGTCCACCATGTTGAATCCCATCCACCAGATATATCTAATTTAGCTATATCTGTTCTTAAAGAAACCATCATATCATCATTATATGCAACTAAATCTGAATACAATCTATGTAAAGCCGTTGTAGGCGTTCCATCTATAGCATCTTGTGCAAAACTTCCTACTCCCGATCCAGCAGTTTTAAAAAGTGCTTGATGACATAATGCCCACCATTTTTCACTTCCTCCATCTGCTTTTGTATTTACAAATCCAACTGGATAAGTTAATTGAGCATCATCATCACTATCAGTCAATATCTCTGTTTGAGGTGAAAGCTGTAATTTACCTGGATTATCTAATAGATTTATATTATAAGAAGCCCAAATATTACCAGAGAACTCTCCTTTATTTAACTGTATTAACTTCTTATCTTCTAATGATGGTATTCTTATTAAACTCATGATCCTTGTTTAATTGTATTAGCATCATCTGTATCTACCCATAATTCTCCTTCTTGAGCTCCAGAAGCACCTTGATTAGCTCCTGATTTCAAATTTCTCATAAAAATATTATTACTATTTAAAAATTCTTTTACTGAATTTTTAATCAAACTATTGGTAGCAGAATCAACAGGTAATCTTAATTTCCCTATATCCTCTGTTAATTTTAATATTTCAACCATTTTAGATTTCAAACTCTCTATTTCTTTTTCTAATTCAGACTTTAAATCATTTATTTTCTTTTCTAATTCTTTTGTTTTAGTATCATCTGACATTATAATGATGGTTTAGTTCTTTTAGTATATGTTCCTATACTTGGCTTAGTTCGTTTAGTATAAGTACCCCTTGATGGCTTGGTTCTTTTTGTATAAGGATTTGTAGTGGAAGAACTAATGCTTTCTGATAGACTTATAGTATCTGAAACTGATATGAGAATTACCAATAAACCCCAAACTTCAAACATAGCATCCTGATTAGCATTCATTGTCCATGTTGAACCACTATCTCCACTTGAACCACCTGTACCTCCAGTATAAGCCAATTCTGTACTATCAATCCTCCATTCTATCTGATTACCAGCACTTCCATCTGGAACACTTACAACGATTGCATATTTTGTATCTGCAGAAAGACCATATTTAGTAACGGTTATTTCAACTAATGATCCAGGACTTCCTGCTGCAATTGTACTCGCAACGATAGAACCTGATGTTAAAGCAGCGCCTGTTGGCTTTCCTGCCCCATCTACTGCATGGATATCAACATTAAAATTTCCTGCAGGATTACCAGTTTTAAATAATTTTAATTTAACACTCGTAATATCTGCTCTTACTGAAGGAGTAAATGTTTGAACATTCCAATTAACTCCCCAAACAGGATATGCAGTATTATCGTCATCCGTATAGCCATCAAACTTTTCTGCCATATTAAGAAATTATAATTTGATAAGTCGCTGACAAAGTTTCTCCACTTCCCACTTCTTTTGTAGTTGTTAATTTTCTTCCCAACATAACACCAGAAGAAGCAGCATTAAAAATACCTATTTCTTCAATTGTTTTTGCACCAGACGCTGTCCATTCTTTTACTAATTGTAAAGTATCATTAGTTTCATTTGTAGTTTCCCTTGTAATAGTATCTGCAACTGATCTTGCTAATCCTGAGTCAGTAATCTCTGCCTGTAATTCGGTATGGGTTTCTGATTCAGCAGTATCATCTGTTCCAATTGCCAAATAAGTAAAAGCTGTTTGGGAATCTATATCACCAAGTAATCCAGCCATAGCAGCTAATCCAACAGTCGTAATTGTATTTTTTAACCAACCAGTATCCCACTTAATCTTTCTATTCTTATCTTTACAAACTAATCTTACTCTTCCTATAATAGTTATTTTTTCTTTTGTTTTCATATTAATTAATAAAGTTATTTCCAAAATCTTCTTCCCGATAAGAACTTCCAAATTTATAATCTCTATCAGGAATACGATTTGTATAATATTGTCTTATCTGACCAATAAGACCTCCGATTCTTGTTGGATTAGATGGTCTTCCTACTCTATTCCCATAAAGTTTGAAATTCATTTCTCCTACCAAATCAGTCATTCTATTCTTTAGAGCAAAATCTAATACTGCTCCGAATACTAAAGCCATTTGAGCAAATTCTTTTAGATATGGAGAATCTGTATCTGCTGAAAATGAAGTAATATCATCTCCATCAGTATCTTTACCTACTATTTCTTTATTATACCAAATCTTAATCCCATCAGTTACTTCTATAATAGTTCCTGACCAAATAAAATAACTTTCATCAAAAAAAGAAACAAAAGGATTATTATTATTGAATATTTTTATTATATCTGCTTCAGAAGCAATTGAACGAGATCTTATATCAGTCTCATCAATCCAGTTAGTTGTTTTCCAATTACTTCCATCTAATTTTAAATCTATCTTTTTAATTTTTAATAAATCACTTGGAAAAAGATATTCTCTTTGATTAGCAACTAAATCATGTAATGAATATTCTCCTTGAAAATCAGAATCGGCCATAGCTTCCATTACTTCTTCTACAATATTATGAGCCCACCGAGTCATTGATCGGTGCTTTTTAGCATCTGTATAAGAAGTAGAATCACTTCCCAAGATGTCATCAATATAATCATCTAATGTTGATATAGCTGACATAATTTCAAAAAAATGGCGATTACTAATAAAAGTAACCGCCATAATTTATGGTAAGGTTTATTATTTTATTTTATAATATCAAGATACTATGTCAAGTCAATTTACAATTAACTACCATATGTTTCTTATTTTCTATAATCAAACTTATTTCTGGTTCTCCATATTTTGAGAATAAATCTATCATATCTTGTTTATCAAACTCCCATATATGTTCTTTGAGAGCTGATCTCCAAGTAGTTTCTTCAAACGGAGTTGATATTGATATCACTCCATTTTTTTTACATATTCTTACCATTTCTTTAAGAAGACTATTTGGATCTTCAACATGTTCTATTAATTCTCCTGCCATTACCACATCAAAAATATTATCTGCATAAGGAGTCTTCAAAGCATTCCCGATATCATAAGTTATATCAGAAAAATGTTTATACATATTTTCAATAACTGCTTTTGAAAAATCAAGTCCGTAAACATCACAATTAGGATATTTCTTTTTTATATTAGAAAGTAAATCACTATTTCCACATCCCAATTCTACAACTTTCATCCCATCTTTTATTTTAATAGAAAGTGTTTTTCTTTTTTCTTTTAACTCTTTTGAAATAGAATAATCAACTAACCTTTTATCTTCATCATAAATTTCATTATATCTTTCTGGTGTATTTATATTTTTAGTAGTTAATTTTTTCATCTACAATTTTTCCTTTAAAAGAATGATCCCATCTTGTACTTTTATTTTTACCATGAATAACATAAGAATAAGCTCTTTCAGTTATTTTAACACAATTAAATATCTTAGGAACATCTTCATGAGTTGTGAAAGGTTTATCATATTTTAATTTTTCTTTTGCGTTCAAAAATATATCTTTAGGATATATAATGGTATAAAATGGTGGATTTGTCAAAGGATTCCATTCAGCCCTTTCTCCAGTATCATGATTTAAAACATATCCATTTTCAAAAATAATAGCTTTTCGTTCTTTTGGTTCTTTACTCTGTATAATATCAATAACATCTTTTCTAAATATATCATCTGAATCAAATACAGTTAAATAAACCCAATCATCTTTACAATAGTTTTTAATAACTTCTAAATCTTTTGACAATCGTTCTTCTAAAGTATCATTTGAAGCTCTATCATCCCAATATGGTTGACCATTGTAAGTAAATACAAAATTGTAATTTATACTTTTAAGATACTTTTCTAATTCATCTGAAAGTTCGTTTTTATTCCTCCATGAAATCCAATGTAAAAAATTTCTATTAGTTTGTTTAAGCAAACTTTCAAGAGAATATTTTTTAAACAATTCTATTCTTTTTTTAATCCATTCATCACTTTCTTGATCTCCTTCAGGTGTTCCTCTTCCAGTAAATACTGTTTGAATTATATGTGTCATATTTTAATCATTTCACCACATTTTCCACATTGAGCATAAACTTTTCCACCAATAGCCAAAATATGAAAATGATGATTATTACAAGTCTTACATACCATTATCAAAATACCCTCTGTTTTTTTTGGATCATATTTTTTCCAATTTTGTTTATCCATATCAGTCCCAAAAGATGTGTAATCCATGACCTACTTGATTACCATCTGTTAGTTTTTTATTATGTTTAAATACTTTAAAAAATTCTTTATATTCTTTTCTACCACTATCGTGTAACACACAAATACCATTTTCATTAAGTAAGTTTTTAGCTTTTTTCATATTATCTCCTCTATTACCACCATCAATAAAAATCAAATCATATTTATATTCTAATGGACATTCTGAAAATAATTTAACTTTTGAACAAGCTCTTTTCTTAACAAAATTAAACCAATAATAATCATCTTCAACCACAAACCATTTTTCTATAAAATTATGTTTTTTAGGGAAGTAAACACTACTTCCACCTCCACCAAATTCTAAACAAGTTTTAGGTTTTTTCTTCTTAAGGATATTATTAAAAACATTTATATCATTATCACACATATAAGGCATACATTCTTTTATTTCTATTACTATTATATAACCATATTTAGTCCAATTCTTATCTGGCCAATTTTTAATCTTATATAATTTAACTTTATGATTTTTAAATAACTTAATATAATCTCTTTTCCAATGACCTGAATCTTTATTTCCTAATTCATCATCATCTTTATTTTGATATTCTACTAAAACAATATACTTTTTTGCCACTCTTAACAATTCATTCTTAACTTTTACAATATTATCTTTATTTATATAAATTAATAATCCATCACTTAAAATTAAATCAAATTCTTTATCATTATAAGAGATACTTTCTACTTCTTCCTTTTTAAAATAAATACTTGGCAACTTTTTTTTACTAAAATCAATTGCTTTACTATTTATATCAGTTCCTGCCAATTTTATCTTTGGAAATTCTTTTTTAATAAGAGCTAAATTCGGTGCTGGGCCACAACCTACCTCTAATAAACTATTAAAATCTAACTTTTTTAATATATTAATAAGTTGTATTCTATGTGAATGATCTTGATCATCCCAACATGATTTAACCCATTCATTATTTCTATCTTCCCAATATTTACCACCATATTTTTCATTATAATTTATTTCATCCATGGATAATTATTAACCTCTTTTCTCCAAAAATCTCTTGCTTCTAAATTAGGTTCTTTAATTTTCTTTAACTTATTGATTATTTCAATAAGTTGTTCTTCTGTTTCGTAATGATCAATCTGTGGATATTTAATTCTTGTAATAGGATATTGACCCATTAAAACAGATTTAGCTGTTATTTCTGAAAATCCATCATGTTCATTTGGTCTTAATCCACAATGATAATTTTGTATCTCTTTATTAAATTGTTCAGGAGAAACTTTACCATGAAACTTAACTTTATTATTGCTATCTCCATTAATTCCAAAAACATGAAATATAACTCCTTCTAATTTAAAAGCTATTCTATTAACAAAGTTAATCCCATATTCTTCTTCTCTTCCTTCATGACAAGATATAAATATATGAAAATCTTTTTGTGGTTTAAATGAAACAGGAAAATCATCTATATCTTCTAAAAATGAAGGTCTAATTTCTGCTTTTATTCCTAATCTTCTTAATTCTTCATGTTCTAATCCATTTTCTACATAATGAATTGCATCTGGAAACTCTCTTATTATTCCTTGTAATTCAGGAACTTTAACAAGATTCATCAAATCAGATCCACACCAAAATATAATCTTATCTCCTTCGTGTTTTCTTAAAAACTCAAAATCTCCCATTTGATAAATACCAAAGAATAATACTGAACATTTCGTTAATTCATTTTCATTCCATTCTTCTAAACCCCATATTTTTTTAATCTTTGGTTTAAAGTTTTTAACTGAACCAGAACATCTTAATTGAGGTTTTACCATAATTTTGAAGGTATTTTATTTTTTATCTCTTTAGGAAGTTCTACAACTTTACATTCAGTAAAATCATAAGGATTAGTAGGACTAAAACATTTCATATCAGGTGTAAACTTCATAAACACTTTTTCAAACCAATCAGATCTCACTTGTTTAGCATGACTAAAACTTTTAATCTTTTCTTTCATTTTCTCTGGAGTTCTGACATAAGAAAAATGATAACAATATCCTAAATCTTCAACAGGTATATATATTTTATCTTTATCATTATTATCACAATAATGAGGATCATTGCGATCCATTCTCTCAGTTGATTTTAAACATAATATACCTCCTTTATCATTCGGACATATTGCTTCATAACTTGCCCTTTTGAAAAAGAACCTCTTTTTAGCATAATATACTTCAACTGGATTTCTTTCAATAAACATTTTGTATTTATCAAGAACTTCTTTTTCAAAAAATACATCAGCATCAACTATAAACACATTATCAATTCCCATTCCTTCTAAAAGAGCCATACCGATATTTCTCATCTCCCATTGATCCGATGTTGTACATCTAATAACTATTGCTCCTTTTGAAAGTGCTATCTTTTCACTTTTATCTTTTGGAAGTACTTCTCCTTGAAATGTTTTATCAGAAATAACAACTACTTTCACATCTACATCTAATAAATCAAGACAACCTCCGATAAAATCTTCTTCATTAAAACATAATGTAATCGCTCCAAATTTCATAAATAATTTAATTTAATTGGTTTAATTCCCATTTTCATATCTTGTAAATTAGCATCATGGAATTCAGGACTATAATTCTTTCTAAAAGGATGTTCAAAAACTTTATCATGATCATATTGAATAGCTTTGTTATCCGACTGAACCCAGAATGTATATCCTAACTCATTCAAACGAAAAGCTAACTCTACATTATCAAACGACCAGAAATCATCATATTCTTCATTATATCCACCTACATCTTTAAATGCTTTCAATGGAGCAATAGCCCAATCTCCTTCCCATTTATAATATTCAATTGGTTTTCCTTTATGTTCTAAATCCCAATAATATCTCCAATCCCATTTTATATTTTTCCAATCAAGCGTTTTACCCATTGATCCACATACTAATTTCTTCTCTCCAGCTACCTCTAAAAGCCTTTGTAAGCCATTCTTAGGGATTCTAATGTAATCTTGGAGCATAACCACCCATTTGCCTTTTGCTCGTCTTAAAGCCCTATTAAGCGCCCTTGATAAGTCGTTTCCTCGTTGAGGTATGCCCAATTCTGTAATCCATTCAAATGATTGCTCTGTTTGCTCTGCTAAACATTTTTGAGTTATTGTTAATCCTTTTGGTCTTATAGAAACACTTATCACGCTAATTTTTGGCATAAATCCTCATTACATTTTTAGCTTCTTCAAATTTATTCATAATGATAATAAACCTTCTTTAAGTTGTTTGGCATAAACATACTCCGAATAGTTCTCAAGAATCCAATCTCTTGTATTTATCTCTTTATCTTTCCACTTTTCCACAGCTTCCTTAATGTGAGTTGGATTTGGTTCTACTATTTCTCCTAATCCACAAGCTCTAATATACTCTGATGTTTTATCACTATCATTCATCACTATCGTTGGTATATTACAAGCCATTGCTTCTAATACTGTTCGTTGACTTCCTCCCGTACTATCTGATGTTATTACACAAGTTTTTGAAGTATTGTAAAGATGAACTAAAACATCTGCTGGAACATGTGGTAATAATGTAATTCCATTATCTTGACATATCTTCCAACATTCAGTTTCGTGATCAAAATACATCCAACCACAACATAAAGCATTTTTAACTGATTCAGCAAATAGTTTATGTCTTTTCCAAGTAGCAAAAGTAGCTGGAAATATAACATCCCAAACTTTCTTTTGTTTTATTGGTTTAAAAAGTTCTGTATTAGTTCCAAAAGCTCTTCTAACATTTCTACCCTCTTTTTCCATCTGCTTTTTATAAACTTCTGATTCTACAAATACGAGATCGAATAAATCAGCATATTCTCTGAAAGGACCACCAGCTAAACATAAAGCCATTGGTATTCCTTTATGTGCTAATAAAGGGATGGTAGGTCTTGTAAAATCTCCCCAAACAAGAATAACATCTGGTTTATCTTTTAATATCTTATTAGCTAATTCCTCTGATGTTGGTTTTAAAATAATAGGAAAATAATCGTGTTGGAATATAGTATCTTTTCCAATAGAATAAACTTTGACATCAAACTCTTCAGAAAGAAGTTGAATAGCTCTTGCTAATCCATCTTTCCATGTCATCATTTGAATCCACTTGTTTTCCCAATCCCAACAAAATGAAATTTTAAGTTTTCTTTCGTTCATGATTATGCAAAGATAATAGTTTTTTACCTTTTGGCATAAGTTTCTTTTTTAGGTTTTTTTCTTTTGGTTTTTCTGGTCTTGATTCTCCAAGATATTCTAAATCCTCATTCTCTACACGAATTTTAGCAGCATGTGTATCCATTTCAATAATTTCACCAGCTTTCCAACCTTCTCCAAATACTTCATTTCTTAATACTTTATAATAAGGCATATTTTTATTTTGAATTAACAATTTTGATGAGCTTTGTATTTTTTTTCCAAGCCCATCTACGACCTTGATGCCTAACTTCTTGCATATCTTAGCTTCTGGTATTTCTCCTATTAATCTATCGCCACCTTTGGCGAAAATAAGGCAAAATTCATTTTCATTATTTGTTTTTTCTTTATGACAATTTTTACAATTGGATTTTTTATATTTATTTATTATCGCTTCTAAACTTTTACAAACAGATTGATCTGTGTCTATACTAACAAATACCTCATCAACATCTCTCAGTTCGCTTATAATTGCCTTTCTATCTTCTACTGGATATTTAACACCTCTTTTATCAAATAACTGCTTATCATTATTCAATATTACTATTAAATAACCTAATCTTTTAGCTTTTTTAAAGTATTCAATATGTCCTCTATGAAGTGGAGCAAAGTACCCTGATACTACTATTTTCATATTTATTCAAAAGTATCATCTCCGATTACTTCCATTTGCTCTTCCCAAAGTTCTTTTGCACCAGCTTTAGCCATTCTTATAGCATATTTCATAAGACATTCTTTAACCCATGCTCCTTCTCCCATAGTTGGATTTCCTTGTTCGTCTACTGGAATCGGTCTTTTTTTAAAAAACCCAGGTTTAAAAGCATTCCATTTTTCTTCTGTTGCTGTTAATGTTATTTGTGGCATATTTTTTTATGTTAATTTATTATTTATTATTTATTTATAATGCTTGTCCTAATTTATCTGATAAATACTGAAGATGATATATTCCAACCCATACATCATTATTAGCAGCCGTCGCTTCGTTATCGTAAGTGTCATTTGCATTTGTAGCATCTCTGTAAAATCTAAATAGTATTATATCTCCTGCTGCCCAGCCTGTGGTTGTGCATATTCCCGATGTTGTTTCATGCCATTTGTAAGCAGCTTCTCCATCTGCGATAGTAGTTGTTATTATTCCTGATGTAGTCCCAGAACTAAAATCAAAAGTATCATTAGGACTAATCTTTTTATACTCAAATCCCAATACTACTGCTTCATCTGTTCCCGATGGTGGATTTTCTACAAAAAAACCAAAATGTCCATGAACAGAAGTATCTCCTGTCGCAAAATCATCTGGAACATGCCATAAGTAATAAACCTGTTCTTCTGTTCCTCTATCAAATCTATCAAATTGAAAACCTTGGTATTCTCCTGAATCGGGTGGATTAGCAGATGGTTTGCCTACATTAGCAGGTGTTAATTCCATGTTTTTATACACTCTTGCTGTTCCAGCTAAAGTAAGTTCTCCATCAGGGGCGAATTGAATATAATTAGTAGGAGCGCCTGCTGAACTATCTCCTATCCTTACTCCGCCATCAGCAAATAAATCCATAAAAGTATCAGCTTGGGAATAAATGCCTATTGCTGTATCTCTAAAGTTAATCTTCTCAGCGGTCAACATTAAGATATCATCACTAAATTGAAAGTAATCCTCAGCTTTCATCCAAGTAATAAGTCCATCATTGGTAGATGTGTTAAAACCTAAAGTATAATTAGCACCACCACCTCCTCCTATTTCAAAGTTTGTATGAGATACATTTTTAGTTCCTTGAGATGAATTAGCACCATGAACACTAAACAAGAAAGCACTACCAGCTTCATTCAATACTTCAAATCTATCTCCATTTGGAAGATAAAGCATTCTATCACTTCCTTCTGGAGAAGCTCTTTGTTCAAATAATTTAGACCCTCCTATCCATTCAATAGCTCCAGCCCAACCACCAGCAGAAGGCTTTGTAGTAAAGAACATTAAATCATTAGCACTACTATCCTGCATTGTAAAGATAGGATTAGTAAAAGTTTGAGAAGCATTAGCTTTTACTGTGAATTGTATGGTGTCAGTTGCTCCTCCAAATGTTCCTGTTCCCGTTACAGTTACATTTCCAGATGCATCTAATACAAACATTTCATTGCCGTCGTTTCTTAAATTAAGTATATTTCCAGTAGTTCCACCTCCAGTAGCATCAATAAATATACCTTGTGCTGCTGTACCAGTTCCAGCTAAATCAATAGATAATGCTGATGCATTTCCATCTGTACCAGTTCCAGTATGTTCAATTTTAACAGTTCCTTGAGTAGTAGCAGCTCCTGATACACTAAAAGCAGTTACTGATGTTGAATCTGATTCAACAAAAAGTGCTTCTTTGTCAAACGCTACATTATCTGCTGTAATATGTACTAATCTACCCGTTGCACTTCCTGCATGATTTGAATAAACAACCATACCATTGCCAGAATTTGAAGTATTAGTAATTAACAATGCACCACCAACTGACCTTGAAGCACTAATATTACCTGTTTGTGTTATATGAAAAGCATTTGAAGTTCCAGCATTCGCAAGAGTAATTCCTTTCGGATTATTGGTTACATCATTTTGAGCTATTGTTAAAGGAACTTTGTTTGCTTCATCAGCAATAGTTGAACTAATCGCTCCTGTAGTAGTAATATTCCCTGCCTGAAAATTAAAATTACCAGAACTATCCATAGTAAGACGGGTATTAGAACCTATACTTGCTCCATCACATATTTCTAATTGGTCGCCTGTATTGTTGTAGCCAATAATGTAATCTTGTCCATTTCCAAATATGATACCTGTTCCGTCATTATCTATAACAATATCAGAGCTAGTTGTTGTAAAAGAACCTGAAGTAGTTATATTGCCTGCTAAAAAATCATGTTCTCCTGATGAATAGTATTCTAAATTAGCTCCGCCAAATTGAATATAGCTATCAGTTGTTCCTGCTTCTCCCAGTCCTAATTTAATGTCATCACCTTGTAATAAAATATTTCCAGCAGTAGCAATTATTGCATTACCTGTATTATCGCAAATCTGGACTCCACTTGTTCCATCTGTGAAAACACCTGATGTAGCAAGAGCAGTAGAACCTAATACTGCCTGAAAAGTAGTACCGAATGTACCTGTTCCTGTGGTAATAAAATCACCACTTCCTAAATCAATTCCCCAAGTGCTATCAACTGGTTTCATATCAGTTCCATCTACAAACCATAAAGAACCCCATCCCCATTGAGCACCAACGAAAATAGGTATCAGTAAAAACAAAATTATTAATACAATTGATATTTTTTTATTAAAAAACTTTTTCATATTTGATATGATACAATCTCCATAACTTGTGAAGCTATATCAGATTGAAAATAAATTAATTTTCCTCCGACTGATAAATCATCCTCTTTGTAAGGAGAATTTTGAGGAATTGTTTGATATGTTGTCCCAGACTCACCTACTGTCCAAGAATACTTAAATTTGGCATTTTGAGCCCTTAATTTTAATAAAAACTTAACTGTATTAACAGGAAAAGTATAATTATATTCCTGATCGGCATTCGTCATAGCAACATTAGCTACTGTCCTTTTAGTGGGATTAATTTTATCTATTTGATATGGCCCTTTTGGAGGCCTACCTGGTAATACTAAAAATTCTTTTGCCATATTATTGATTGATTACATTATTTATTGATTCTATTTCATCAATGGTTCTTTTAATATCTTGTAATTTAGAAACATTGAACGACTCTTCTATAACATCTTTTTCTAATTTATCTATTTTTATTCCTTCTTTTTCTTTTCGTATTCTTTCTTTAGCTAAACTTTGTTTTTCTGTCTCACTTTTAATTCTACTACTTATCTGTTCTTTTAACAAAGATATATTTTCTTTTGTTATATATTCATTTTCTATTTCCTTTTGTATATTTTCATTAAAATCTTCTTTATTAAGACTTTTAATTTTGTTTGATCTTTCTTTTGTCAATTGAACCCACATCCATACAACCTCTAAAGCATTTGATGGATTTTTTGAAATTATTTTTAAGATTTTACTTCTTTTATCATCTCTTCCTGAAAAATAATCTATTATATCTTCCAACTTTCCACTTCTTTTTGGATCATCTAAATCAATATAAGAAGCTCCCAATAAATCCATTATCTCTGTTGCTTCTAATGGATCAGATTTTAATTGTCTAAAATCAGACATGAACTAATTTTAAAATTGGTTTTAATAATTCCTTATCCCATATATCTGCTATTCTTTCTTTATTAAATTCATTCTTTGCCCAATCTGACATTTTCTTTCTTTCTTCATTCCATTTATCAGGATTTTTAAGATAACCTACTAAAGCATCAATAAACATTCCTTTCTTAATTTTATCTCTAATCCCAAAATTACAAGATACTCCATCTGTCCAATTATCTTTAGTTTTATCGGAATGAATCTTAATTCCAAATTTAATCTTATCTTTAAGCGCGGCAAAATCAGTAGTAATAGGCAAACAACCAGCCAACTGACATTTAGAACCTCCAACATAATCAATTTCATAAAACTCTGTTGGATAAATCAAAGCACCTGCCACTAAACTATGTTTAGCAATTTCTTGATGTGATATTCTATATCCTCCTATTGCTATTCCTTGCTTTTTAAGCTCTTCAAATCTTTTAACAATACTTTGTTTCCATTCTTGCTCTTGTTCGCTTGTATTGGAAGAATTAAACACTCCCCATCCATAAAACCAACCAAATTTAACCTTTTTAGCTATATTTTTAGGCAATCTTCTAATAACTTCAGGAAGTATATCAAGAATTGTTTCTAATGATCTATCTGGAGAAGAAAAATTAACTAAATAATAAGGATTTCTTTTTGCCTCTTGATCAAATAAATAAGTATCAATTCCATTAGGAACTATAATAAACTTATCATCTGGTAAATTAGGATATAAATCTCTATGAGCTTTTGACTTAACAAATATCTTATGTATATATTTCATTCTTTTTTCATTAAACTCCCCACAACCAACCACATCATGTAAATCAATATATACCTTTTCAGCATTTATTTCATATTCTACTGGCTTTGGATGTCTCCAAATAACTACTATATCTTGTTTATCCCTATAATTCCAAGCCCAAAATGGCTTATAAGTAACACCATTAAACTTTTTTTCTTGAGATCCACAATTATTATACACACTTACATTCCAACCTCTTTTTGCTAACAACTCACTCAAATTTATGATAGCTTCTTCTGATCCACCAATTCCTTTTGTTTTTAATGTCTCTGGAGTCCATTCTTCTGTTGTAAATCCACAATAAAATACTAAATCTTTTCCAGAAGATGTTTTTTTAATAAAATTAATGTTCCTCAAATTACAAATTGCTGGATGACTTTTAACTTCATTTGGTAAATTATCTATTGCTTCTTTTAATCTATTTTTGTTTTTAATCTTATCTAATTTTTTAAGATTCTTAATAACAGAATTAAACTTATTAACTTCACTATCCATTAATTTAATTGTTTTTTTAATGCTTTCGTCTTCTGGCATTATTTCAGAACAGGCTTTTAAACATTCCACAGCTAAAGTAGGCAATTGTAAATTCAAATATGTTTTAGCTAAAGCCATCAATGGCACATAATCATAATCTCTTGGATTATATACAAGAATTGAATAAACTGGTGCTTTTCTTGTTAAACTTGCTGAATAAAAAAACTTAGCTTCTTCAAAATTACCCATTTCAAAATATATATGACCACACATAATATAAGCATCTGGATACTCTGGTTTCGTACCTATGGCATAACGAATGCTATCTAACGCTTTAATATAGTTTTTTTGAATTAGATACACTTCAGATATTCTTAAAAATGATAGATATTTTTCTTCTTCCGATCTGGACATTTTAATAAACTTTTCAAAAGTTTTAATAGATTCATCATAATGTCTTCCAGTTGCTCTTTGAGCATTGGCAAGATTCCACCAATTACGAGGATCTTTTGAATTATTTTTTAATGCTCTTTCAGAGATATTAAGATTTCTTAACTTATTATCTTCAAGTCTTTTATCATCAGAAAGATGTAATCTTTCAATTCCTTTTAAAAACTTAATGACAAGTTCACGATTTTCTTTAAAATCTTCATGTATTTCTCCTCTCCATTCAACACAATTATCATTTTTAATTACTTGACTTTTAATATGAACTACTGTTGGATTATTATTTTTATCAAACCAATAAAGATAATTCATTGTAAATATATCTACATCAGGATTTCTTTCAATAGTTTTTCTCAAATTTTTTAATCCTCTAAATAAATCATCAGAATCCATCCACAAAATATGAGTATATTCTTTTGGAATCTGTTTAAAATTAAAGTTTCTTGCATTAGCAAAATTATAATCCCACTTATAATAAGAAACATTAGCATTATATTTATTAGCTATCTCTTTTATATTCTTATTCGGTTGAGTTATGGTAACAAAAATCCCATCTACAAATGGGGCTGTATAATTTAAAGCTCTCTGAAGACATTCAGCTTCTTTGTTATCTCCTTTTACTATTAATGCTAAAGCTAATTTCATACTCTTTTTCCTAATCTAAACTCTGGAAACCTTTTAGCAAACCATCTTGCCATAGGTTTAGTTTTATAATGTTTTCTTTCTTCTAAAGTTAAATTATTATTTAATAATCCATCAAGAGTTTCTGGTATTTCGTATAATCCTCTTTCAATTGCATGATCTCCTTTTGTTTCAGCAAACTTACCTTGTTGTTGTGATCTTTTAGATGATACTAATTTTATAACAGCTATATATTCCTTTGGAAAAATTGTCTTGTAATCAGATACAATATTTTCTATTTTCTTTTTTAAATCATTCATTTTTTATTATTGATATAATCTATATATAAATCTGGAAAATTAGTAATACTTCTTAATTGTAAATCTCATATTTTCCAAAACCATTTACAGAATCTTTTTAAGATTATTCCCACATTGCGACTCCTCTTCTTCAATGTGGGCAAAGAAGACGAGCCAACAATCTAATAATTATCGGTATTAGATACCTCTATTCTAACCAATATTGAAACCATCTGCAAAGAAGTTAGAATCTTGATTCCTTACTTCAAGAGTCAATTTACCCTTGATTGCTCGGAAATCATAATCACCACTTCTTGCTAATGTAGGATCAATAACTGGTTTTTCAAGAAAAGCAATTGCTAATTTTTCTGGTCTGATTGCGAGAACTCTACCAGTAGCATCACCAGATTGCTGAACATATCTGTGTTTATGCACAGTAAGTGTTCCAAATGATGTCTCATAAGTAGTAACAGTCCTAACAATTTTTGTCTGACCACCTGGGTTATTAACAACAATATTGCTCTTTTGTGTAAATGTATCCATAATCTTTTTAAGATATGAACCCATAAACAAATCAGTAGCAACATCACCATTAGAATTATCCCAATTGTCCTTCATCAATCCATCAAGAATGGTTGCTGAAAAAGCAACACCTGAAGTATGAGAAGTATGATTGGTAGACTTAGAAGTCGCCTCAATTATACCTGACATCTTAGGAGTTGTACCAGAAACACCAGAAGTAAGAGTTGAACGAACGAGGTCAAATTCAGCAGAATTACCCCAATTCTTTAACTCTTTTTTGGTCTGTCTAACTTTCTCATCTTCTCCATGATAGTGTTGAATCAATTGCTGAGTTCTTGAGACCTTAAATGGTCTGGCAACATGCTCAATTAAATTGGTTAAACGACTTGGAGTGGAAAGTTCTCCAGCAGTATAGTCTCCTGTTTCTGCAACAGCGCTTGAAGCAGCAGTAGCAAGTGTATCTGTCAAATAATTATGAACGGTTGCTATTGCTTTACTTCTGCCAATCATGTTAAAGATCATTGTTTCGGTAGCTGTTAAAATCTCAATAGCATTCAAAACAACATCTTCTTTAACGGAATTATCTCCGTAAGAACGAAGAATTGCATCACTAGCCAATGTATTGTCTTGAAAATATCAATGAACAAAATGTTAAATATCGAAAGCTTCAATCACTCCTTCAGCAGCTTTAGTTTCTGCTGATTCTTGATCACCTTTTGATTGCGACTCACGAGCTTCTGTCATTTTGTCTTTGACAGTTCCAAGTTTAGGATTACTCATGAGCACAGATTTCTGCTTTTTTGTCTTATCGTGAGACTCTACCTTAGTAAAATTCTCTTTGAAATCTTCAAGTTGGACAATTTCTTCCCTTGATTTATCGGGATTAGCCTTTTTAAAAGTTTCAACGAGTTTCTTATAAGGTTTATAATCAGGATTATCATTATAGAAATTTTTTTCTTCAAATTCCTCACGAGGAACGAATTTAGAAGTATCTATTTCTGGTTTTTCCTGATCACTCTCTTTTTTAGATCCAGATGTAGAATTCTTAATGAAATCAACGGCTTGATCTTCAGTAAGTCCTTCTGATTCCATGACAGCTTTCAAGGCTGCATTAGCCTTTCCAGCTTTACCAACGAAATCAAAAGTATCTTTTACTGATTTCAAAGCAGTTTCATCATCTTTGAATTCCTTACCTAAAATCTTTCCAAGAGAATCTTTAAGTCCCTCTTTAGAATCAGTTCCTGAGCCGGGAGAATCTTCAGTAGGTTTGTTTTCTTGATTTAAAACCTTATCTACTGCATCATCTTCTATGGCACCTCCTTCAAGAGTTCCCTCTTTGGGAATATTCTCTGCTGGAGTTTCTTCAGGAGTATTGTTTTCTACCATTTGACTATTAAAGTAAAGAATTAAGTGCTATTTTAGTTTCTCAACGACCACTCATACCCAATGAGTAAGAAACTTAGTGTAACGTTTTAAACCACGAAAAAACGCTACACTAAACTTCCTAATCTTCTTCATTTGGAAATCTTCTAATAATTTCCGATTCTGAAGTTTCTTTTACAAACTTAGCATTTTGTGTTTTATGTGCTTGTGATGTTCCTTCTATTTCATTAATCCAACCAACAACAATATCTACTACTGATGCTCTCTCTCTTACTGTTTTAGCAAGTTCTTCACTATTCAATTTTTCTAAAGGAATGGAATCTATCGCATTAAGCAATGCTATCTTTTGGAATAATTTGCCTTTGATCAATTTCCAATCATCTGAATCAACGAATCGTGATATCTTTTCTCCCTCAGTTATTACTTTCTGAGTATCTTTGTCTAATTCCTTTTCCATTAAACTGGTAAATTAGCTTCAGTTGTTATTTGCTGTTCAGTTGGAGGATTAGTTGGAATCTGTGAAGATCCTGCTGGTTGTGGCAACGAAGCTGATGACCCAACTTTTCTTGTTCTTTCTTCTAATTGAAATGTATCTAACCCCATTAAATCAAATACTTTTTCAACTAAAATGTCCTGAAATTGTGGAGCTATTTCCATTGCTTTAATAAGATTGTTGGCTAAAAGACTTTTATCTATATTTTCATTAGTAATAGATATTTCAACATCATAATCAGTAACATCTATACTATTAATTATCTCAATATATCTATCCTTACCAAGTTTCCTTAATTTATCTAATGCTTTTATTCTTTCATTTTCAACTTCTTCAAGGTTAACAGCAAATCCAGCTTTAGTCATTTTATCTAACTCTTTATAAACAAAGTAATCAACAATTCTTTCATCTAATTCTCTTATCTCTTCTGGCGATCCAGTTATTCTAACAATTTCTCCCGGTGTAAGATTTCTCATAAGAATTGGGAGAGCATGTCTTTTAATCCATCTTCTAAGAAAATATCCTATTGCGTTTTTAAACATAGAAAAAGAAGTAGCTATTGATCGTGATTGTAATACTATTGCCGTTGCTGATGTTGAAGCAGGCACAGGTTCTCCTGTGGCAGGTTCTAAGGCATTTGTAACCCTCTCTGCCCAATTTACTGCCTGTTCCTCGTCTTTATACGAACTTTCAGAAGCTTCTTTCATTATTAATTGCTCCACATCATCCATGCTATTAACTATCAAAGCGCCATTAGCAGCTAATTTTCCTATCATTTGAGGAGTAACTCCTGCTCCTTTTTTAATCTTAAATATACCTAATTGAGATATTTGAGCTCTTAACTTACGGATATTAACAATCATATTAACCCAACTCTGAAGCATCATTACCGATTCAGCAGGACCACGAGCCAACCATCTTCCTTTTATTTTCTTAGTATGAGCTTCTTCATAAGGTTTTAAACCTGATGGATTTGTTTCAATCAAATGAACTTGCTCTTTGCCTGGATTTTCTAAACCAGATACAACTATATGTCCATCTACTTCTTCTTCATTGTCTTTTTTGTTTCCAGTAATAAGAGATTTAGGTATCTTTCCCCACAATTCCCATACATCAACGAACTTTGATCCTTGTCTTCCAAATGTAGAAGTATTAGCTTGAGCTAAATCAAAATCTGTTGGATGAAGTCCTTCTACACCCATAATATCTTCTGTATTAATCCATCCATCCATATCCTTAACTTCTGATTCTTTTAATAATGCTCTCTCTGTAAATCTATAAGCTGACTGAATTGATTCTGATGTCCAATCAAAAAAAATATTAAGTAAATTAGTATATGTCCTAATAACAGTTGTCTTACCATCTTCATTAACACCTTCAAATGTCTTCCAAACTATTGATCCATCAATAGACATTTGTCTTTCTGATTCATCAAGTTCCTCTCCAAATATATCTTTATCAAGCCAATTGTGTAAAACATTTCTAACTAAAGTCGTTAATCCAATTGCTTTTCTTTTTTTAGATGTAATTTTAACATCTTCTGTATCAATATCAGCATTCTTCACATGAGCATCACAAACTATTTCAGTTAAAGGAATCCAAGTTAATTTCTTTCCACTAACTGGATCTTTAGGATGATCAAATATCCCCCAATAGTTTTTTCTAACTGTTTTAAGAAGATTACGAATATCAAAAGCAAGACGATCTGTTACGAACACAACAGCATCTTTCCAAGCATCTCTTTCTCCTTTCACAAGATTTATGGCCTCATGAGATATATCAAGATCAATTTTTTTAGCTTTTTCTTTTTTTGGTTGTTTTTTAGACATATTATGTATAATCCTGATTACCATAAATGTTAAACTCTTCACTTTGAGAAGTATCATCTGGTTTTTGGACTATTTCTGATTGATATTGTAATGCATCTCCTAAATCATCAAACTTTGATTTAGGAAATCTAACTAATTCATCTATTAAATCATTTGTATTATCTTCTGGATTCTTTTTTAAAAATATACTTTTAGATTCAAATCTTCCTTGTAATCTTCCTCTAATTCTATCTTCTTTACGAACTCCTTTGTCTTTAAGCTCTTCTATTGTAAAAAAGATATTCCTTTTTCTCATTTCTTGATCTAAATATGGTTTAATCAAATCTTCAAATGCTTTTTGCTCTACTCCAATCTTTAAAGGTTTCCAATAATTACGGAGATCAAATATCTTATCAATAAGCTGTGGAGTATTTCCTTTGAATCTTTCTACATGTCTTAAATACCACTTATTATTTATATCCACCGAGCAAACTATTATTCCAATATAATCTGTTCCTTCTTTAGTTGACGGAGCATTATCTAATGTTATAAAAGTATTCAATGTTTTTCCTTTCAAATCTTCATCAGTATATTTATTTTCAAACCAACTTCTTTTAAAGTCGGCATTTTCATCGTCAATTGGATTATTTAAATACAAACAAGAAAAATCATAACTTCCTATTTCCTTTTTTATATTCTCTAAACTTTCTTTTGTAAACTTCTCTGGAAATATTGGTAATCCATTCTCATCAAAACATCCTCTAATAAATACTGGCAATTCAGGATACTCTTCTAAAAGCCATCCATGTAAATCATCAAAATGCCAACGAGTCCCTATATCTATCTGAATTCCATTTTCTTCTAACAAAGAAACAGAATCTCTCCAATACTGCTTCACTTTATCCATTTGCTCTTTAGTTCCTATATTATTTCTGCTAACTAAATCATCTGCTATTATTATATCATAATGCTGACTAACAAGGGAAGTGTCAACTGATCCAGTTTGTATTGTAGGTTCTTTTCTGTTTACTGTTCGTGGTTTTATTATAATTTGAGTTTCTGTCCATTTTTCTCTTTCATTAACCCACTCCCCATACAATTCTTTAAATTTTTCACTTCTTTCAAAATGTGTTTTGATTTCTCTTAAAAAAGATTTAGAGTTTTCTAATCTTTCATTTGTAATAAGTATTCTTAAATTAGGATTCTTGATTAGTTGTTGGATCGTCCAACTTATCGTTACCTCCGTTGTCTTCAGATGAGTTCTCGGTATTAGGATTATTGCTTTGCTTTCTATCGTCTTCAGAAACTCTGCTATCTCTCGATGTATCTTTCCGAACTTTGGATATCCCAGAATCTCTTCCATTAGAAATAACAGATCCGTCTTTCCCTTTTCCATTTCCATTCTTTTCAATTTTTCTGTTTTCAATATCAGCAATTCTCTTTTCAATACCTTTAACTCTGATGTTGATTTCTTTGTCATTTATATTTGTTAACGCTAATGGATTATTTTCATCACCTGAAACTTCTAATGATTGTTTTGGCATTCCATCAAGATAATTCCAAATTAACTTTTGAGTAGCACTATCTCCATCTATTATTGCTTTTTTTAATATACTTTTAACAAGTGCTTCTTCAATAGTATATTTCTTCCCTTCTGCTATCTTTTCAAGGGCTTCTTTTACCTTTGTGGTAAAACTCTTTGCTCCTACTGGTCTTCCTGCTGGATTTGGAGATGGATCTCCTTTTTTCCATAATTTAGTTGGCATGTGTTATTTTTGTGTTATATCACACCTTTTTAGCTTTATTTCCAGTATAATCCTCCCACCTTTTTATTATTACATCTACATATTTTGGATCTATTTCCATACCATAGCATATTCTGTTTGTTTTTTCACAAGCGATTAATGTTGATCCTGAGCCTATAAAAGGATCTAATACAATATCATTATCTTTTGTCATTAATATTATTCCTTTAACCGGTAATGCTACTGGAAAACAAGCTTTATTTATCTCATTTTGACTTTTGAATGTATCTATATACCAATAATTACTTAATTTCTTTAATGTTCTTTTGTTAAACACCACTCCCCTTTCATTAGTCCCTAAATAATTATAATCTATTTCATGATTTAAAATATCTTCATCTATTCCAGCCAAAACCATTTCATATCTTCTTGTTAATCCATCTCTTTGAGTTATTGGCATTCCATGCCCTTTGTCCCAAACTATATTTTCTAAAAATCTAAACTTTGTTTCTTTTAAAATATTATTAAAAATTATTATCCAATCATCTTTACTATTTTTATTATAACTTATATTCCAAAAAAGAAATCCTTTAATAAAATCTTGAACATTCTTTATAACTTTAATATTAAAATCTATGTATTTCTGACTTTCTAAATTATCTTTATATTCATTATAATAACTTTTATTTGCCATATTATATGGCGGACTCGTAAAACACAACTTAGCTTCTTTATCCATCAATTTCTCTACATCTTCCTTCTTTGTAGCATCGCCACACATCACTCTGTGTCGTCCTAATTCCCACACATCTCCTTTCTGTGCGACTGTTGGAGCATTATCTGGTATTATATCGTCTTTATCATCCGGCTCTATTAAAAGGTCTTTATCAAATCCAGTTAGATCAAACATTTCTGGACTTAATTCTTTCAGATCTTCAATAGCCAATCCCATATCCCAATCACTTTCATTCAATTTATTATCTGCTAATCTGTATGCTTTGGCCTGTTCTTCTGATAAATCTACTTTTAAAAAAGGAACTTCATCAAATCCTAATTCTTTTGCAGCCAACCATCTTCCATGTCCTACTATGATTATATTATTTTTATCAATCACTATTGGCTGATTAAAACCAAATTCTTTTATACTTTCTGCGATCTGTTTTATTTGTTTAGTAGGATGTTTTTTAGCATTCTTTTCATATGGTTTTATTAAATCAATATTAATTTTGTCCATTAATCTTATACTTATCTCTTATTTTTTTAAGTTTTTCCTTTCTATCTTTATCAAAATCATCTCTTTCTTTAATATATTTATCATTACAAACACTACAAATGCCAAGTTCTTGAATATATTTATGTTGCTCAACTTCTTTTTCACAATTATTACAAATATACTTAATCATAATCAAAAAAAACCCCTCAAATCAGAAATCAAAAGGGTCTATAATTAAATTGTTATTAATTATCTTAACCATTATTATATTTTACCTTTTTTTAAAAGTGCTTGTCAAGTATAATTATTTCTGTCTTACCTTTACTCCACAATACCTTGACTTTTCCATTTTTTAGTATTGTAAAATTTTGCTGTGGATCGCGACCAGTTTTCTTTTTGATAGCTTCTCTAATTTCTTTTCTATTCATCGTAATTTTTTAAAATAATAATCATGTTTTTCTTTATCTCTTTCCAATTTTCCATGACATTCAATACAACATTGAATCGTCTGTTCAAACTTTCCTAATAACTTTAGGTTATCATAATACCATGATCTTTTATGTTTATGATGAAAACTTAATCCGTTATCTCTCCAACAATTTTCCAATCCAATTTCACAATAAATAATCCCTTTTTCAAAATATAATTTCTTGAGTTTTTCTCTATATCTATTCCATTGATTAACTCTCTTTGACATCTTCAATATCTGTGTTCTCGTTTAAAATATTAGTTTCTTCTTTTTTAACCGACTTCTCACGCATGATCACTAACTTATCTCTTCCCTCACTTACTACTTTAACATCAAAACGATCTGTATTAAATAGATATTTCTTATCTACATTGTAGGGCCTGATGATCGTATATTTATCTTCTTCTAATAGATTGTTTCCATTGTTTGCTTTCATTATAGTTGGATAATGTTAGTTAGATGCTCCTTTAATAAACTCAAATATATCTTTGATTGCTTGATATTCTGGATTAATAAAATGGTTTATTGCTTCTACAAATCCAGCTATAATAAATCCTCCTGCTATCAATACACAAAACATGTCTAACATCATAATTATTACAATAACTAGTTCATCTTCATTATCACAAGATAATTTCCAAAACTTTTTTGAAATCCAAATAACAAATGAAATTAAAATAACTCCTAACATTATTCCCCCCAATCCCATGAACCCATCTACTAACTGCTGTTTCAAAAACACTTGCCATAAAAACTCTGCTCCTACTCCTAATTGTTCAGCCATTTTTTCCATAGCTGGTTTTATTTGCTCTATAATTTGATTTATGTTTTCCATAGTTATATTAGTTTAGTTAGTTATTTTTTGTCCATTTATTTTTATCCATTCTAAATGTCCATATTCAAACTCACTAACATGCTTTTTTACAAGATTTTTAAGCCATTCATCATCAAGATAATCATTTACTTCACATATTTCAAATCTCCTTTTTCCTTCGTTATCATCAAATGTAAATTTGAATTCTATTTTTTCTTCTTTACTCATAATTAGTTATATTTAATACTTTTATATACCCAATAATTTGATTTATGTTTTCCATAGTTATATTAGTTTAGTTAGTTATAAAAAAGGAATTTTTACGCCCATCATATCCACCACCACTAATATCTACTTCGGCATCACAACATATAGACATTGTTTTAATATCTGCTGTATTTTTAACATTGTTTATGTGTATTTCTTCTTTACTCATAATTAGTTATATTTAATACTTTTATATACCCAATAA